TGCGCTCCAGGTTCGCCCGCGCTTCCGCGGCTGACGCTCGACGTTCTGCCTTCTTTCGCCGTTGCGCTTCGTCCGCAAGCTGCTTTTGCAATTGCTGTCGGTCGCGCTCCAAGGCCCGCTTGTCCTGCTCGAAACGGGCAAAGGCCTTGCGGTCTTGGCCGTTCTTTGGCAGGGGCGGTGGTGCCTGGTGCTCGGTCGACTGCTGACTGCTCGCTTGGGCTGGCGCCCGGTTCTGGTCGGCATTCGTTCGCGCCGCTGCCGGCTGGCCCTTCCGCGCGCGCAACATTTCGATCATTGCGGCGTGGCTGGCGTAGCCGAGAGACTGCGCGTCCTTGTCGAGCTCGCTCGTGAGTTCACGGCGTCCCGATGCCTTGGCATTTTGGATCCGCTCTTTGAAGGCCGTCTGCGGAAGCATGATGTTCTTGCCCGTTTGGGCAGGAGCATTCGCGGCCGGTGGCGCGGATGAATTGTCAGGCTGATTCTGTTGTGGGATAGGTTCTGCTGCTTGACTCTGACTGGGGGTTGGGATTTGTGCTTCTGGCATGACTCGCTCCTTGTGGGGGCTACTCGTTTCGTCGCGGTCTACCGGCTGTATCGTCGCCGTCGTCACGAGTTGACGACTTCAACGGGCTGGCGCTCGCAAGTGTTCGAGTCACGGTTTGCCCGACAGTGGCTGACCCGGTACCTCCGGGGCTGCTTGATGGGCGAGTGAATTGCATTGGTTTCCTATTTCAGAACTCGCCGCTAGGGCGAGACAAGTTGCATGAATGCCGAGACCTTCTGCGACCCGTCGGCCTTCGCGTACAGGATGTCGATGGTCGTGATGGCATCCACGGGCGCGAACTTGAGCGCGGTGTTGCCGTCCCAGAAGACCTGGCCAGAGACGAGGGTCAGGGTCGGGTCGGTTACGAGCTGCAGAACGCCCGTGAAGGTGCCGGCAGTCGCGCGCACGCTGATGAGGGACGATGCAGCCGCAGCCATGGTGGCGGCGTTGCTCGTCACCGTGACGCCCGTCTCGGTAGCCCCGCCCACGGTGCCCGCCAGCGTGGAAGCCAGCTCCGCCCGCAGGGCCAGGATATCCACGCGGGCCTTGTTGGCCTGGGTGATGGCGGCCAAGAGGTCTGTCCGCATGAGGTTGATCTGGACGACGAGCGCCAGGACGCAGTTCGCCAGCGCTGTCTGGTCGCCCTGCGTGTAGCTAGCATTCGCCGGTGTCGTGACGCCCGTGTTGGCAACGGTTCCGCCCGTAGTGGCGGACTGGGCCGCCCCGATGGTAGTCGCGGCTACCACGACGCTTGGGTTGGCGACGTCCAGGATGGCGCTGAGGATTTCCCCGAGCGGCGCCTTTTGGGCGACGTCGGTGGTTTTCCCAAGCGTCGGGCTGTTGAGCTGATCCCGGACTGTCGTGGCTTGAGTCGTGGTGCTGGAGGCCATGGGATTCCTTTACGGGGAGACGATTTGGAGGAGCGACGAAACCTTCATCGAACCGTCGCTCTTGCAGTACAGGGCCGAGAATACGGTCACGACGTCGACGGCCGCAAACGTCAGGTTGACGCCGCCATCCCAAAAGACCTGCCCGGTGACGAGCGTCGCCTTCGGATCGGTCACGATCTGCTTGACACCCCCGGTAGTCGCGGTGGTCGCGTTCACGCTGATGAGGCCGTTCGGCGTCGGGGCCTGGCCGAGCGCGCCCTTATTTGCGGACGCAGTCAGGCCGGTCTCAGTCGCAGTCGCGGCCGAGAGAATGACCGCGAGGATGTCTCCAAGGGGAGCTAAGGCGAGCGCATCGGAGAACTTGCCCAGAACTGGGCTGTTGAGCTTGTCTTGCAGGGCTGTCGTTTGAGTAGTGGTACTGGACATGGGAAAGGCCTTTCAGAAAGTGGTTCCGGCGCGAGCTACTTGGACTCGTGGCCGGCCATGTGCTTGATCGGCGACGGACGGTTGTGAATCGGAGCTGCGGCGGGTCCGGTGTCGTTCTCGCCGATCTCTTCGCCCTTCGGCGTGCCGTGCTTCTGGTCGTATTCTTCGATGGGGTCGCGTTCTTCGCTCATGGGATGGATCCTTTCAACGGTGCTTGATGGGCGACGCTCGCAAAGCCTTCGGCTTCACTTCTTCGCCGCCTGCCGACAGCGGCTCCGGGAGCTTCGCCGCCATATCTTCGGCTGCCTCTGGTCCGGCCGGGTGTCCGTCGGGCGCCATATACTGTCTGTCCGGTTCGATCTTGCTGCCGGACTCTGCGAGCGCTCGAGCGCGCCCTGGGGAAATGTCTTTTCCGATGGTGCTCATGGGCGCTTCCTCCCGTGGATCGTGAGTGGGAACGGCAGCTGCGGACACGGCGGCACCGTCTCGGCCAGCTCTTGCTGGTGGTGGACCGCGAGCTTGCCGCCTGTGACCGTGATGCCGCTCGGCGCGTCCGGCGGGTATTCGGCCGGGTCGTTCGGGAAAAATCGCGGGTCTACTGCGGGCTCCGTCTGGGTCAGGTCAGTGTTGACCGTGCCGGACGCCGGGACCGAGAACTTGCGGAGGCTGTTCTTGAGCCGGTCCATCAATAGCCACCACCCGCGGCGGCCTCGTCGTCCTCATCCTCGGTGGCGCCGCCCTCGTCGCCGGTCTCTCCGGCCTCGTCCTCGGGCTTCTCTTCGCCCTCGCCCTCGCCGCCGCCCGACTGCTCCATCTTGTGGACGGCCCGGCACCAGCCGACGAACCCGTCGACGTCTTCGAGCTCCAGGGCCTCCCCGAGCTTGCGGAAGTCTTTCTTGCCGACGTCGTCGGTCCACGCGCAGAACTCGTGCACCAGCTCGGCGTCCAACGCCTCTTCGAGTTGCTCGATACCAGCCTTGGGCTGGGCATCGGTCCCGGTGCGGAATTCGTCGATGATCTCGTTGATGGTGGCAACCGCGGGCTTCAAATCCTTCGCCAGCGACTCCACCGATACCTCGCCACCGCCTTCGTCACCCTCATCGCCACCGTCCTCGTCCTCATCGTCCTCTTCGGCAGCGCCGTCGGCGTCGGGAGTTTCGCTTTCCTCGTCTGTCTCGGGAATGACAGCCTCGGAATCGCGGAGTAGAGCTTTCAGTTTGCGCGGGTCGGTCTGGGACATGATCACCGTCCTCGGGTCGTGTTCCATCAAAAACAACACGAACCGTCCCGCTGCGCAATGTGGGCTTGACTTTCAGCCCGTCGTAGTTGTCTACTGGCTACCGATGATCATCTATCAGCCTCTTCCAGAATCTCACCAGAAACGCATTGCAGCGGTTGTCGCCGCCAAGGGTGGAAAATCCCAGGCCGCTAGGATTTTTGAGTGTTCACGTTTGACCATCAAGGCCGTCATTTCTGGCCAGCCCGTCCATCCATGGACTGCTGTGAAAATGGCAGAGAAGATCGCCGCGAGGGATGCGGCGGGAAAGCATCCCTAGCGTACGCGGGGCAGCCTAGCCCCGCTAATGGCTCCGATCACGCCGAACGCAGACAACAGCCACAGCACTACGGCGATGATGACCACCACGTTAACCAAGGTCTTGAACGGCGGCTGCATGGGCAGGTACTGATTCACGAGGTACAGCAAAACGCCGACGACACACAACACGATCACAACCGATAGAATGGACATAGGGACCTGCTTTCGCTGCGCAGCCTACCACGCAAAAGAAAAGGGCGCCCCGGTGGACGCCCCTCTTGCTACTACTTGGGTTGTCGAGCGTACTACTTCGCGAGCGCCTGCGCGTCGGTGATCAGTTGGGTGATGGCCGCGTCCAGCTTTGCGGTGGCCGCGTCGGTATCGGCCTTGGCCGAATCGGAGGAAGCCTGGGCGGCGTTGATCGCCACGGTGGCGGACGCCTGGGCCTGGGCGACGAGTGCACCCTGGGCGGAAGTCACGGTCGCGACGTTGTCGGCGGCGGCGTGACTGGCGTCGCTCTTGGCGGCTTGATCGTCGGCGAGGGCTTGGAGGGCTTGGGCTTCGAGAACGAGGTCTGCAACGGTTGGCATGGTATCTCCTCTGTGATGGTGGTGTCTGTGTCGATGGTGGAAACGTCGAAACACGGACGCAAAGTAGCACATTTCAGATCAGGCAGGAACTCGGCGTCCGCCCTTGCTTTCATCGCAGCCGTACGCCTGACACGATGCATGTGCCGAAGTTCTCGCCGAACCGTGTTCATGTCACCATCATCTACCAGCATGAACCCAGGGATTTCTGCTTCTGCTAGCTTCAACGTAGACAGTTTGCGTTCATCGCCTGGCTTCGGCTTATGCACGCGATGTAGTTCGACGATTCTTCGTCCATCCGGGAATTGAACAAAGAAGTCTGGCGTGTATCGTCTTCCATTGGACATATGAAATATCTCCGGTTCATATGCCCAGGAAATCCCTTGCAAGTCCAACCATTCCGCATACAGCGCTTCCCACTTGGATCGGAACTTGTGATCACGGTACTCAATCCAGCGCTTCGGTCCCATATGACTTAAATAGCATTCCCTACTGCAATAGAATCCCCGATGAGTGTTGTTCTTGTGGGCAACGAAAGGTGTCTCGCATCCCTTGCAAGTCCTGGTCTCACGAAATTCCTTGTACTTGTTTCGTCCAAAACACTCGCTAGAACAATATACCGACTCACGATGCTCCTTTGGCAGAGATCCTCCGTATACCGACCCACATCCTATGCATACTCTTGCCTTATCGATCACACGTGAGGAGTGGAAGCAGTTCTGAGAACAGAACTTTTGATCCGAACCGGTGTATTGATATTTATCCCCACATTTTTGGCATATGCGAGGCTCCTTTCCCCACCTCATCACCTGACGACATGAACGCGAGCACGTCTTTGACGTGCTGATCCCGCGGAATCTGCATTCGAATTCTTTTGAGCAAACTGAACAGATCCGATTTACCGTTCTGTAATTCAAACTGGCACCCTCTGCCCTCCTCGGTATTCCCACCCCGGCGCTCCCCATGCCTTCTTCCAAATCATTATGGTGGCACGATCGTTCGGTCTGTTCGGCGGGCACATCCACGACTTGCCGACCAGCGACTTGTCCACCTCTACGTTTCCCTTTGCGTCCGGGAAGGGCGCCTCTGCCGGCATCGTGAATTCTCCACCCACTGGTGCAACCTGTCCAGCTAGGGCGATGCTGTCCACCGAAACTCGGTTGTCGAGTGGACGACCATCGGGTGAGCAGAACTCCACCCACTGCATTCGCACCGCAGAATCTTCCTTCGCGATCTCCTTGATGCCATCGCTGTGGGATTTGTTGGCGGCGTAGCTACAGTTCGCGGTATATATTCCATTGGCCGCATAATACCCGTGCGTCGTTTGGAGATTGAAAACATGCCCGCTAAACGTCCCAAAGCTGATATCGACAACGCGATCCAACTCTATGCGTCTGGACTGAGCCTCGTCGAAGTGCACGCCAGAACCGGCAGAGCCGTGGTGTGGATACGTAAGCAGGTTTGCCGAGCCGGAATCGTCCGATCTATCTCGGCAGCGCGGACAAAGTTCTTCGAACGTGGTGGGCACGGCCCCGGGTTCAATGACTCTCTCCCGCTCGATGAAATCGCCAAGCGTTACAATGCGGGAGAAAGCGCTCTGGCATTGGCTCCGGATTACGGAGTCCACTTCTCCACCATTCAACGGCATCTGCAACGCGTCGGTATAAGAATTCGCTCGGTCGCAGAGGCTACCGCCCTGCAAGACCGGGAAAAGAAACTTGCAAAGAACGCAGAAGCGCAAAGTCGCAAGATTGGATGGGGTGAGGAGCTTTTCTGCCAATGGCTGCGTGATCGCGGAGAAACTCCCAACTTCCAGCATCCCGTTGGTTCTCGCAATATCGACATCGCAATCCATCCCGTCGCCGTGGAAATCTGGTTGTCGAGTTCGTCTCCTCTCGTTGACCCCTACTGCCAAGATCGAATCGAATATTTGAGCAAGCGTGGATGGACCCACTGCTACATTCTGATTTCCAGGAGGACGAGGATTCTCCTCCCCACGGTGGCAGATCAGGTAGTCGCCTGGCTTCAAGAGATTCGTCGCAATCCAACCGAGAGTCGAGAGCACAGGGTGATTCGGGGTTGCGGAGAGCTTGCGGCCACGTTCGGTGCGGATTTCAAAAACAAGTCCTTGATACGCCCGGCGCGAAGCTGCCCGCACCACAGCACCGTCAACAAGGGTATCTCCCAGTAAACACTCGGTTCTTCCGATTCGCTCCGCCTGCCAGAACTCCCCCTTGTAGATGCCGTGAACTCTCCCGATGGCACCGTCGAGAGTTTCCCCACCCGCCATGGAAAGGCTCATCTCGTCCTCGAATCGGTCGATCATGCTCGCCCCGTAGCGCTTGAGGCTGGTCTGGTGCTGGCGCAGAAGCGTTGGCCGGCTCTTGTCGATCACTCCCGCGAACCTAGCCGCTTCTTCGATGGGCAGCACGGGCTCCTGGCCGGTGAAGTGTTTCTCCAGCTTGGTGTAGCTCCGCACGAGCGTGTGAAGGGACTCGACCTGCGCCTCGCGGGAGGCAGCGTTTAGCTCGCCAAGCAATTGATCGTCGATGTAGATCTGGCCGGCCTTGAGCTGCGCCAGGCACATCCGCAGGTGCTGGGCCGTGAAGCTGGTCGAGCCCTTGCCAAGTCGTTCGAGCTTCGCCAGGACCTCCGAGGTTGCCCGCATGTACACGCTCCGCAAGCGCTCCACCGCCCCCTTCTCGACGATGCGGTCGAGAGTCTTGCGATGCGCGCTGAGAACCTGCTCGAAGAGCGTATCCACGGCTCACCCGTGCTTTCTGGACACCACCGCGCCCGCGAGGGCGGCCCGGTTCTCGGGCTTGATCTTGCTCCACTCGATCCACTTCTCCCGTTGGCTCGCTCGTCCGCGCTGCTTCGGTGGGGTGTCCTCGATGTTGGGACGAATGATGCCCTTCGCGCGCGCCTTCGCGCATTCGTCGCATCCCTCTGTGTGGAAGGCCGGCGCTCCGCTGGACGCGTGCCTCGTGCAGAGCATGCGGCCGTCCCGGGTGTGCTGGAGTTTCACCGCCGCCATCACTTCCCCCGCGCGGCCTGGCGGGCCTTGATGGCACGCTCCTGGGCCAGCGCCGCGGCTTTGGTTCCGACCTTGCCGAGCGGGCGCTTGCCGTCGGCGGTCCAGAGCTGGAACTTCGAGCCGACTTTCTTGATCAAGACATTCTCCCGCTGGTGCGCCGGTTCGGCATCACCTGTGCATCGTTCATGGTCTCGGCCAGGGTGGCGCCCGACACGTCGCTGAGCGTGCGCGGCTCGCCGTGGTCGACCTTGCATCCGCGGGCGAAGAACTCGCCGACGCCATCGCAGAATTCTTCCAAGCCTTCGAGCGCCAGGCGCTGCTCGGCCGCCGAGAGTCGGCAGAAGCCCTTGACCATCCCGCGCATGAACTCGCAGACCGGGCATCCGGGCGCGCGGCTGGTGGCTTGCTTGGGCTTGCGCTTGCTCATTGGTTCGCGCCTCGCATCGGTTGTGGTTTCTTGCCGTCGTCGATCGCCCTTTCCCGGTCGTGGACGCGGTCGTGACATTGTGCACAAATCGTGTGGAGCGCCTCCATCTTGTTCACGTGCCCTGCGGCTATCCCGCGCTTCAGGTCTTTGCGCTTGCGAGCCTTTGGGTCGGCCGCGATTTCATCTGCATGCCCCGAGATGTGATCGATCGTGATGTTCTTCTTCGGCGTTGGACAGTCGTCATTGCAACAAGAAAAATGGTCGCGCCTCATGATACCCAAAACCAATGACGGCGCCAAACCACCTTCTCCGTTGTTTTCCAGCGTGGCGCCGGCCAGCCGGGCCTCGCGCCGGATTTTCTTGAGCGCCATCCGTTCCTGCGCGTTCAGCGGCGGCTTGCCGTGGTCGCGCTGCTGCGGTTTCTCGGTGGAGCGGGCGTAGTCGACGGCTGCTTTGGACATAGGGGCGATTCTACTCCATCCGCTCGGCACCGGGAACCTGCCCGACGACCTTGCTCTCCTCGGGTCCCATCCTGACCTCACAGACGACCTTGCTGGGCGCGTGGGCTGCCCATTTCTCCATCTCCTTCTGGCAGTACATGCAGAAAAACGCTACCGGAAGAGGCACGTACTTCTTGGGCTCGCCACACACGTTGAATTCCACCCAGGGGATTTTCCCCTGGTGCTGGAGAGCAAGTTTCACGACCAACGCCGGTTGGTCGGCCTCGATGTCTTCCATCGGCCAGAACATGTTGAGCGTCCCGATGGCCCGGCTCATCTGGCAGTGCGTGCAGAGACGCCCTCCCAGCACCTGCTCGCGCCAGACATCCCTCGCTGTCTTCATGCCTCCGAAGGAACGGTGAAGGTGGATGTTCTCGGGCTTCTTTCGCTGAGATGCTTGTCCCACGTTGATCTCCTATTGGTGCGCGGCTGCCGTTTTGGTCTCGGGAATCGCCAGGGCCTGGCGAATAGTCTGGCCAGGGTACGCGGCTCGAAATTCCTTGGGTACCCCCAGGTCGTGGTTGACCGGCCAGCCCGTGAAGACCTCACGCGCCAGCTTGGCCACGTAGTCAAGCTTGCGGCGGGCGCCGGCCCGCAGGGTGTCCTTGGGGAACGCCGGGTCCAGCCACGCGGCGAAGGTCTCGGCCGCCGATTCGTCCGGATGCTTCATTGCATAATGGGGACCGCTGTCCTTCACGTACTCCACGAAGTCATCCGGGTCCAGGATGGGCCACGACCCGCTTGTCTTGGGGTACGGCGCCAGGAAGTCTCCAAACGTCGAGGTCCAGTCCGGCCGCTTCCACGCCTCAAAAGCGTAGTTGATGGCGTGTCCAACCTCGTGCCTGACCCCGCGAGCGATATCTGGCCACTCCATCGGGTAGCGCGGCTGGGCCGCCCTGTACAATTCCTCGGTGGCGATGAACCACGGTAGATTCACGGTCAGCGCTCTGTCGGCACACCAGAAGTCAGAATCGCCCAGCGCAAACGTCGGCTCGTAGTGCACGATGCCCGCGACCTTCAGCTCGCCCCGCACGGTGTCCAGGATTTCCTTGAGGCGCCCGGTGGGCACGAGGTTGAGGCGCGCCACCGGCGTGTCGAGGATGTCGACCAGTGGCTCATCGAACAGCGGCTCGGTCTCGCCGTAGACACGGGCGATGCGTGCCCAGGTCGCGGGTCCGCGCATGACAACGGCCTTGTCTTCGATGAACAGGTCCACCAGGGGCTTCCCGCCCTGGCCGTCGTCGATGGCATCGAACACGCCGGGCAGTTCCCGATTGATGAACTCGATCATCTGCTCGAATCGCGCCCTGTGGAGGTGCCGCGACGCTAGCCACGCCTTGCGGTCGCACGGCACCACGCCCGCGCGAACAAACGGGTCGAGCGTCGGGTCGTACAGCAACGCCCGGCTCGCGCGGCCCGACCAGAGAAGCAGGCGATGGCCCGCCGCCTTCAGTGCCAGCAAGCCCTCGCGCGCTCCCGGAATGAACTCCAGCGGCGTCGTCAGGTCGGCGTAGGCATGGGACTGATCGACGATGGTGCCGTCAAAAGTCGATGGCTATACGCATCGTGGCACCGCCTTTCTACAGGACGTCCTGCCAAGGATGTTGTACCTGTAATCGCGTCGTTGACATCAACGTCCTTGTTGCAGTTCCTGCAGGCTCTGCTGGGCCAAGTCCGGGGGTGCCGGCTCTTTCTTGAGCGCCTCGACTTCCTTCTGCGGGTTCTCGATCGCGAAGTCTGGCGACAAATGTCTGACTCCAGTGTCGAGCGTGATGAGCCGCCCGGCCCGGGCCTGGACGGTCGCCGTAACTTTCTGTCCGGTCTCCTCTGGGGTGGGCTTCGAGAACGGTGGCCACATCAGCTTTAGCTGAGCGCCGTTGACGTTCCCGAGCGTGTGCTGGACGAGCTTGTCGCCCTCCACCTTGGGAGGCACGAAGATCGCCTGCCTGATGGTGGTGCCAGCCTGAATCGGGTTGCCCGCCTGGTCGATGTCGCCTTCACCCGCCGGACGTCCCTCCGCGAGCTTGCGTGCGGCCCGCAGGAGCTTCTCCATCAGCAGGACCACGCCCCGCTGCCCGTACTGGGTGCGCAGCATTCCGGCCTTGGCGAACATGGCCGCCGTCCGCTTCGTCACCTCGGTGGCGGTCATGGGGGAGCCGTCGGTGGTCCGCTGGTCGGCCAGCACGCACTCGCAGACTTGCAGGGCCTTGTCCTCGAGGCGGTCGGATTCCTTGGCCGCGGCTTCGACGGCGGCCCCGGAGGTCTCGGCGAACGTCACGGTCCCGCCCTTCTCCAGCTTCACCGCGGACTTGCTCCCCATCCCGACCTTGTCGATGTTCCCGTCGCTTGACACCACCGGGGTCGGGTCGGCATTCCGGAACGCTCCACCGTGGATAGCGCTGTCGAGTTCTCCGATGCGGTCGAAGTAGTCGTAGCTGCCCAGGCAGTCCGCGTACCCGTCGAGGTCGTCCGGGACTTCGATGTTTCGGATCCACTGGTACGGCAAGAACGCCAGGTTGTGCTCGCGCAGTTCCAGCACCGTCGCGGGGTCATCCCACTGCGGCTCCTTCGCTCCATCGCCGACCGGCTGCGGCTTCCACACGCAGTCGCTCGTGGTGGTGATGATCCGCATGTACCAGTAGCTCTCTTCTTTCCACTGCCCGGTTTCCGGGTCGCGGACTTCCTCCGGGTACATGTAGCGGATTTCCAGCTTGGTCAGCTCGTTCGGGTTCTTCGGATCGAAAGTCGGAATGCACCAGCGGCGGTCGAGCGATTCGAATATGACCTTCCCATCGATGATCTTGAACCCAATGATCGCCGTCCCCATCGCGCCCCCCATGTTGCGCGCGAGCATCATGCAGGCCCACAGGCCGTAGGATTCCGTCACCGCATGCACCCACGCTTCCGTGTCTGGGTCGCCGGGCACCTTCCATGTCGGGTTCTGCTGCTCTCCGTACAGCAGGCCCGTGAAGCGCGACACGATCAGATGGCACAGGTGGCACGGCACGCTCGGCCGGCGGAACCGCATCGGCAGCGCTTCTAGTTCCCCAAACGTGTCTTGGTACCCCGGCGGGAGCGCGGCCGACGAGACGATACTCGAGCGGGTGACGAGGTCCGGGTTACGGCTCCCGTCCCACGCGGTCGCGCAGTCGTCGTGCTGGGCGCAGCAATAGTATGCATAGGCCCGGTTCAGCTCGAGCTGCCGCGGGCTCAGCCCGAGCCGCCGAATCTTCTCGGCCACAAGGTTTGCGTCGGCCGCTGCTCCGACTACCTGGGCCCCTACGCCAACGTCGCGAATGATTCCTGATGCCACGATTTAGCTCTCCTTGTTTAGGTCCACGTGAGCCCATCGCTTGCGGGCGAGTATGGCGCTGATTTGCGAAAAGGAGACGCCGAACTTGGCGGCGATCTGTTTCAGCGTCAAGCCTTGGGCGCGACGCTGGTGGATTGCCCGAACATTGTCAGCATTCAGTTTGGCTCTGCCGTTCTGCTCGCCGCGCGCTAGGCACTCGGGATGCTGGCGCGACCAGTGCGCATCGCCTCGGACCAGCGACTCTGGGTGCCTATGTGTACCGTGCGCATCGCCGCGGGCCGATAGATGCCTACCTTTTGCGTCTCTGTCGGCCGCGTTATCCGCGTCCGTCCCGAGAAACAAATGCTCGACTGCAACGCAGGGAGGGTTGTCACATTTGTGGAGCACGTGAAGGCCGTCGGGAATCGGTCCGTGCGCAATCTGCCACGCTACCCGGTGGGCGCGTTCGGTCTTGCCATCGAGTCGAAATTGCCCGTAGCCTTTGCGATTGCGCGACGCGGTCCACTCTAGGCACGGCGTCGCCATGACTGGCAGTTGGTCAGCCAGCTTCGTCTTTGCGAAAAAACGCTCTTGCATGTTGGGCTATCCTATCACTTGACTGAGTCGAGGGATCACCAGTTTGAAAGTCCGAGTCTGACCGTCCCGATTATGGGCTTCGGCGCGGCCTGCCCGAGCCGTTCGCCCTCTGTAGCCAGCCAACTCGCCATGAGGCGATCTCCTGTATGTGCCTCCGGGGTGTACGAAAGCATCTCGCCGATCCACGCCTCCACCTCCGGGTGCGAGCGCCCGGCCTGAGCCGGAATGATCCACTTCGGAGGGTTGGCCGCCATTTGCACCCCCATGGCTTCCACTCCCCATTCTGGATGGGCCTTGTTGGCACCAGTGGTGAACGGCAAAATAGGAATGGCGTTCCCTCGTTGGAGTATCTGCACCAAAAAATCCTGCGCTCCATTGTTCTCGACAACGAAGATGCAGTGAAAGCGCGCGTGCAGGTCCACGACCTTGTTCATGATGTCCGTTGCCGTCCATCGCCCAGACTCCACCCACAGTACCTCCCGGTCCCCATTGGGATGGATGAAGAGCACGAAAAAGACTGTCAGGTCATTCGATGTCTTGAGCCCCACCCCTAAATCTACGCCGCAATAGACCTTGCAGCCCGGCGGGACAGCTCGGAGCGCGTACACGAGCGACTTGCCTTCCCCGCGCGCCTTGCAGGCTTCGATCCAGTCGCGTTTGAAACGTGCCGTAGAGTCGTCCAGCGCCTCGCACATGAGCTGGCTCATGCTCTCTAGCGGCCCCAGCTCCTGGCGGCGCTTCTCGATGCGGTCGAGCGGCCACCGCTCCTGCCATGCGCTCGTTCCGTCCTGGCGCAAGATGGGAAACTTGTATCCCTTCCACGCTGGATTCTTGACCAGCGTGTGGAGCAAGTCCTCGGGGTGGAAGGCGTTCCCGATCACGATCACGCGGCCGCGCTTTGGATCCATGCGGCCGGGAATGGTTTTGAGGTACCAGTCGAGCACTCCGGCCCGCATGTACGGGGTCCGGGTGTTGTCCCGGTTGAGCACGTCGTCCAGGATGGCCTCATCGATGCGGGCGCCCTGGATGTTCGAGCCGCACCCCAGGGTGTTGACCGACGGGTCTTTAGAGAGCGCGGGCCGCATCACCGTGATCTGTTCCGAATTCCACGGCATCGCAGGGTCGCGCTGCAGGTACGGGAACACCGCGTGAAGCTCCTCGCTGCGCTCGATGTACCGGCCGATCAGGTTGGCGATCTTCGTCGCCATGCCGCTGGTCGCGCTCACGATGGCGAAGCGCAAGCTCGGGTCGCGGCCCAGCCGGAACAGCGTGCGGGCCACCGAAAGGGTCACCGTCTTGCCGCTGCCCATGAAGGCCCAGATGATGACCCGGTCGTGCCGCTGGCACAGCTCGTACCAGTCGAGGTGCATCTTGTGGACGTGAATCCGCTTCCCGGTCTCCTCGTCGCGCATGACAAACGCGAGGAACGCCCCGAAGTCGATGCGGGCGAGGCTGACCAGCTCGTCCTCTTTGAGCGTGAGCGTCTCCGCCAGGGCTCGGACCTGACGGCGCGCGCGGGCCTGGGTGAGATCGTCGGGCATCAGCGTCTTGGAATCATTCCCGTGTTGGTGCGCGCCATCGGTTCGGCCTGCGCCTGCTGTGCAGGTGCGCCCGGCCGCAGCGTCTCGAGCTGGCCCGTGGCAGGAATATCGACCGGGCCGGCAGGTGCCGCGGGCGCTGAAACGACGCTCGCCCCGACCTCGATGGCCTCGATCTCAAGCGGCTGCCCCTGGCGCGACCGAATCTCGCGCACGATTTGCTCGGCTGCCAGGTAGCGCTCGGCGAGTTGTTCTGCGGACAGGCCTTCGTGCTTGGTCAGAGTCTGGATGGCGCCGCCGCCGGCCCCGCTGAGTTCCATCGATTCCCGCGGCTTGCCGAAAAAGGTATTCCACACCCGCTCGCGCGCGGCCTCATCCCCCTTGAGTGCCCGCACGAACTCCATGTTCACGATGGCGTCCCAAGCGGGCATCATGGGTTGCTTCTTCCCATCGGGTCCCACCACCATGGCGGGGCTGCCGTTCGACTCCATGACGGGCCGGGTGGACGCCCGCAGGACCAACCGCCGCACCTGCGGGCGGTTGATCAGCGTCAGATCGCCCGCGATCGTCTCCTCGACCTCCCGGCGCGCTCGCTCTTCAGCCGTCTCGCCCTCCGGGGCATCGGGCTCAACCTGAATCCCCTGGGCCCGCAGCTCGGCCTCTGCGCGTAAGTCGTCGCGGTTGTTTATGACCGCAGGTGGCTTCGAGGCGTCATCCGGCTTCCGCCGCCCGGTCCGGCGCTTCTTCGGCGTGACCATCAACCCCACGGCTCAACCCTCCCCCATCGCCATGGCCTCTTCGTCCGACAGTTCCGGGCCAGGCTCGGCCTTAATCCGCCGCATGGACTCGATGGCGTCAAGCGCCCGCTGGTCCAGGATGGCGTCGATGGCGTCGTCGAGCCGCTTGGCCACCCGGCGGCTCGGGAAGGCGTGGCCGTTCTCGTACAGCGACAGGGCCTGGCGATTCACCCCGGACTGCCTGATCAGCGTCTGCTGGTCAATCCCGAGAATCTCGCGGAGTATCCTGACGCACTTCACCAAGACAAGTGTATAGGTTTTGGGGCGGAAAGGTCAAGGTGCAACGATCTAAGTATTCCGACTACTTGCGGACAAAACCCGACATCTGTTGAGGTTTTGCACCGCCTGCTTCTGGTAGTTGGGATCGGTGGCGATCGTCATGGGTGGGCTCCTTAGAAGGGTAGATCCGTCTTGGCTTCTGGCACTGGAGGGTTTGTTGCTTTCCTTGGCCGCGCTCGCGTGGCCTTAGACTTCGCGACTGGGTCAGCCTTGACGGCTTTCTTGTTTGTGAATTTCTCCCAGCGTGCGACGGCAACGTCCACGTATTGTGGATCCAACTCCATGGCGAAACAGCGCCGGCCGTGCATCTCGGCGGCAATGATCTGCGGAGCGCTGCCGCTAAATGGCTCGTAGCAAACCTCTCCGCGCTTCAGATGCTTGATGATTGGGATCTCGAACAGGCCAACGGGCTTCGGTGAAGAGTGGTTGAACTCCTTGCGCTCCGCTTGCGTGACACTACCGATCTCCCAGACCGTCGTCTGCGTGCGTTCGCCGTTGCCCTCACCATAGTCCGGGCACTGATGTCCCTTCACCCATCCCATGAACGCCGGCTCATGCTTCCAGTGATACTGACCACGCCCAAGCAAGAGGACGGGTTTCACCCAGATAATCTGCCGATGTAGCACGACATTTGCAGCAGCAGCAGCAGCAGCAGCAGCAAAGTATCCCTGGGTCAGATGCGCGTGCCAGAGGTACCAAGCGGCATCTTCCTTCAGTGCCACAGCCACCGCAGGCTTGAATGCTGCCTCCAAAAATTCTTGGAGAACCTCGTCACTGAGATCGTCATTCGCCACCCGTGGCTTCGCCACCCCAGGATTTGGACGATCATCGTTTGCGTACGCGACGCCATAGGGCGGATCGGTGTTCATCAGTCCCGCCCGCTCGCCGCTCATCAGCCGCGCCACGTCCTCCGCGCTGGTCGAATCCCCGCACAGGATCCGGTGCTCGCCCAGCAGCCATAGATCGCCGCGCTTCGAAAACGGCTCTGTCGGCGGCTCTGGCACGTCGTCGGGGTCGCAATTCCCCGTCGTGGTCTCTTCGGTGGCAGCCAGCAGCCGCGCGATTTCCTCCTCGTCATACCCGACCCCCTCCAGCCCTCCGACGACTTCCTTCATCTCGCCGAGCATCTTGGCCAGCAGCTCCTCGTCGTAGCTACCAATCTCGGTCAGCCGGTTGTCCGCCAGCAGGTACGCTTCGGCCTCCGCGTCGGTCGCGAACGCTACCCCGCGCAGCACGGGCACGAGCCACTGGCTGTTCTTCACGCGGATGCGCTGGGGCGGCGGCTCGCCTGCGGCCTGCATCTCGACCAGGGCTTCCTTTCGGCCGTGGCCCGCGACCATACGGCCGGTGGTCTCGTTTATGGCCGGAACAGCGACGAAGCCGAACCTCCGAAGGCTCAGCTTGATTTCTTCCAGGGCGTGGTGCTTGGGGTTCCGCGGCGCCTCTTGGAGCTTGTCCACCGGCAGATACTCAATGCGCAGCTTCTCGGCCTTGTCCTTCACGTGGTCTCCTTGTCCGCCGTCGCCAGCGCCCGCGCCTCGATGATCTCAGCCAGTGCCTTGTCGTAGGCCGCCCAGGCCGGCGCGCTCGGCTGGACTTCGCCGCTCTCGATGCGGGCCAGCTCACGGACGGAAATGCCGGCCCTAGACGCCAACTGGGCCTGGCCGATACCGAGCATCACGCGGAGCAACTTGAGGGCGAACATCGTCTGGCAGAAACCTGCCAGAAACGCGAGGCGCCGTCAATACCCAAACGAAGAAGTGGCCCATGCCAGC